GCAGAACTTTGCCAATTTGTTTTTGCGCTTGGAAGTAATTTCTGACTGGGGAGATTTTTCTCTAGAACCACATCACGATCACCTGGAGAAAAAACTCAGTGCCATGATCTACACAGACCATGAACAACTGTATCCAGGAACCATGCTTGCAAATGGTTCACGTGTGGAGGCTCAAGACAATCGTTGTTTCTTTTTTGTGCCAGCTACAGACACTGTTCACAGCTATCCGGCCACACACTTTGATCAAGTGCGGCGTTGCTTGATGATCAATTACTGGACCTATAGCGGTTCCAGTCAACCAGTTGATCAAACCACTCTGGCGTGATCTCAGTGCCGGGAAACTCCTGCATGTACTTGGTGAACAATTTCACTGCTTCGTCCTGACCAGGCGTCACTGCGCGAGTCAATGCACTGTTGTATTCATACCAGAACAATCCATATGTGGCCTCTGCATCGGTAAATCTAAATAGGAATTGCTGCCCAGATTCAGCTTGGCACAGCCTGGCAAATTGATCAAATGTTGTCACTGGTTCTAGGTGTGTGTACAAGTGAGCTTGATCCAGTCTGGTGCTGACAAATGCTGGTACTGTGACAATTTCTGGCATGCGCTCTAGACATTTCAATCTGCTGTCTCCGGTTCCTGCTTGAAAGGTTCCGTTGCCAAGATCTTGCAACAGCCACGGTTTCACAATGCCCTGACGCCGAATGTCATGCAGCCACATGTTGAGTTTGACCAAGTTGGCTATGTCATAGTAACACTGTGGTTCGGCCACAAACCCCGCCAGCCCATCATGATTCAACCACTGCATGGCCCACTCACAGAGATCCGCCAGCTTTTGATTGGTCACAATGCGGTCCAGGCCAGCTGTGGGATTGTAAAACAAACAATGAGTTTGGTTGTGTTCCACAAACGGATCATCAGTGGCAGGCCAGGTAAGTTGAGTGAGAGGATTATTCCAGTACATGATCATACTTAGTAAATATCAACATGGATTACAGTGTTTTCTTCAATCAGACTTTGCATGGTGTGGGTTTTGATGACCTGCATTGTGTTTACAACTGCTATGACGTTCCAGTTGACCCTGAACAGGGATGGCCTCTCAAACTGCCTGATATTGAGTTTGGACCACGCACACTGTTGCTGTTGCACTTTCAAGACTTTGTGAACATTCGTGATGGGCGTGTGCTGGAACTGGAACGTGTCGAAGCCCGGTACGGTGCCAACAGCAATCGTGTGGTGGTGACTTATTGGAATCATGGTTTGGATAAAATTTATTCAGGACCCATACAGCTTGTGGAATTCAGCAATCACAACTATGACATCTGCAATGCATTACACAGTCGCAGTGCGGAATGGTTACCAGCCATGCAGACTCAGCGCGACCAAGCCTGGCAATGCCTCAACGGAAGAACCTGCAGGCATCGTCAGCGAGCCTACTGGGCCTTGAGAGACTTGCCCAATGGTGTTGTGACATATGGCACTGAGCGCCCACTGTCAACCTGGGACTACGGCTGTTATCGCGGAACCGAAAACGATGACAATTTTATTGCACTGACTTGGTTGTACGGCCGCACTGCTGTGAACATTGTGACCGAAACCGAGTATGACACTGCTCCGGGCATTGTGAGTGAAAAGACACTAATGGCCATTGCAGCCGGACAGATTCCCATTGTGATTGGGCATCAGGGCATTGTGCAACACTGTCGTGAGCTGGGGTTTGACATGTTTGATGATCTAGTGGACACCAGTTACGACACCTTGCCCAATGATGTTAGACTGGAACAGGCCATACTGCTAAATCGTGACTTGATCATGGGTCATTGTGATTTTACGCCCTATCAAGATCGTATCCGGGCCAATCGTGCCTACTTGCTGGATGACTGGCCCACCCGGATGGAGTTGAGATTCATCCGCGATTGTGAACGCTTGGCTAGCGACTTATTGCCCGCACAAATCGTTTGATATCACCATACAGTGCGTACATAGTGGCTTCTCGACTGCCGTACAGTGTGATACTGGGCTTCTTGCCATTGCGTAGATAGTAAGGGCAAGTCACGTATCGATTCAAGGAAATCAACTGCGCCGGACTTGCTGGGGTGTTTGGTGCAACTTCAAACACATATTTTTCAATTCCCAGTTGCTCGAACACCTGGTACCCAGCCATGCTCAATCTCAAGCCTCCGCCGCCTCGGATGTCTTGCCACCAAAGCTCATTGGCAATTTCTGGAGTTATTACCTGCTCACTAGGAGGCAGTTGATTAATTATGTTTTGAGTTATCTCGTCACGGTTCACAGCAGTGCATCGTGTATCATCTGTGTGTGATTTCGTTCCCAGAACAACCGTTGGTTGTATTTGAGTTTTTCCTGAACAGGTGAGCTCTGTAGTACTTCCATTAGGTCCGGACGATCACATATGTTTTTCAAGTTTTGTACAATGTGCATGACCGGGCCAATGCCGGCATTCATGTCATCGTACCCTTCTTCAAACAGTTCGGGAAAAGTTTGATACCCGCATTGTCTCAATGTGTGCAGACTACCCCGGCAACCATTGATCATAAACGGCATGCCGTAAACTATGGGCCGATAGGTTTTCTCAGTCAAGAATGTACAGTTCCACATGGCATGATGTGTTTCGTTTACCACTTCAATCATGCACTGGCGATGAAGTTCATCTGTGTTGAACCAGCCTACATTCTGTGTGTTGTTGTGACGATCATTGCTGTTCAAGTATGTGCCACTGAGTACTTTGTTTTTTTCCAAGAATATTTTAAAGTCTGGATTACAACTGATACCATAATGAAACACCGATCCCTTGGCCACATAGTGATCCCAGGGCAGCTGGCTGGGCTGGAATGAAATCAATCCATGGCTTTGCAGATCCATGTATTCAAGGTACAAGGCCATGATCAGACGATGCACACGAAGCACGCCACCTAGAAACAAAAACTTGTGTTTGCGATCTGAAAAGTCTGTACTGAGCAGTTCTTGATTGTGAAAAAATTTCTGTGCCTGTTGTTGGTACATGGCCTCGCAGAATGGATAGTAGATCCATTTCACACGCCAGTCTCGGTGATGACCCATTTCCAAACTGTTGGTGCCCAGCAACACTTTTACTGAATCGGCTCTAGTGATACCTATGCGATTCAATCTGGTGCAGAATTGATCTTGCCACTCTTTGAGTGTTCGGTCGTCAAAACTTTCGTGTGTGAATACCACCAGTAGATCCAGCATGCCTTCGTTGACTTTGTCACGTACATCAACTGGTATCACAGACAATGCAGCATGGTCTTGTAGATGATGTATGGTTCGCAAAACATCAAATATTGACCTGGTCTCTTGATGTCTGGAGTGTATTCACGAACTTCAAAATATTTGGCTGAGTCTCGGAATTGATTTAACTGATTGATAAAAATATCAGTGTTCCACCCATGTGGCTTGGTGGTGGGCCACAGTTTGTGAAATTCATCGGGACTCTGCCATTGCATTGTGGCAGGATCTTGGTGAGAATAAATTCGGATCATGGAAAAATAGTGTTGCCTTGTTGCAGTAGAACCACTGTAAATTTTTCAGTTTTGAATTGGCTGTTGAGTTTGCGAGCCAGATTCCTGGCATGGCCAGGGTTGCTAAAACTGACTTTTTTATACTTGGGCCCGGGATACTGCGTGAGCATGTTGGTGGTTTTTAAGTTAATGGGCTTGGAGTCGTAGAACACTGCCCACACACCTTCAGAGGCCAGGACCTGTTCAGTCTTGTAAGTCTGTTTGTTGGTGTGTTCGATTAATATTTGCGGCTTGGGTCTACTCATCATTAACTCCTAGTATTATTTATGTCATTAACTAGGGTTTTTAAAACTACCACCGTTGACCACAATGTCCAAGAGTTCCTGTGATTCTTGCTGTGTAGCTGATTCGTGTACATTTTGCAAGGCCAACAACAGTTTGGTAATATCTGCATGCAAATCCTTGGCATCACGCAAGGTCATCACAAAATCACGTTGACCACGTGCTTCATGTGCCTTGATGCTGTCTATGAAACGATTGATATGCAGGCTCATTATTTTCTTTCGCCAAACAACTGCAACAAATTCAAAAACAAATTGATAAAGTCCATGTACAGGGTGAGCGCACCGCTTACTTCGGCCACATCACTGGTTTCTGTACTCAGTTCCTCACGAATCTTTTGTGTGTCATATGCAGTGAGTCCCAAGAAGATTATGATGGCCAAAGCTGAGATCACCATCTGCATCACAGTTGAGCCAATGAAGATGTTCACAATGCTGGCAATCACAATGGCAATCAAGCCCACAAACAAGAACCGGCCCAGGCTGTCTAGACTCTGTTTGGTAAAGTAACCATAGCCACTCATTACCCCAAACAGTATGGCTGCACCCATGAATGCACTCACAATCGACCCCATGTTGAACACTGCAAAGATTGTAGCAAAACTCAAGCCCATCAAGGCAGCAAAACCATGCAGGCATAATTGTGCTACGCCTTTGCTGGGATTATTGCCCAACACATAACCAACACCAAAAATTGCCACCAGGGGTGCCAAGATCACAATCCACTTTAGTACACCGGTAAAGAAGAACTGCAACAGTTCTGGTGTGGTGCCCACAAAGTAGCTGACCAACATACTCACAATCACTGCCATGCTCATGTGTCCATACACACGGCCCATGGCCGAGTTGATTTCACTGGCACTGCGATAGGCCACACTGTTATAACTGGTTTCAAACATGATTTATCCCTTGGTTAAAAATGTATTTAATACTGGTGCAGTCCAGCCCATGGGCTTGAGCACTTTGCCATCTTCTCGCTTGCGCACTTTGCCTGTTTCTCGATCAATCTTGGCAAAGTTGGTACGCATGACTTCTTTCCAGGCACCTTCGGCATCGGCACCCATGCTGTGTATGGCACCAATTGTGACCACAAGGATGTCAATCAAGGCATCCAAATCGCCTTCCATGGTGGTGCTTTCTTCTAGCTCTTTGACTTCCTCTTGAATGAGATTGTAATAGAGACGATACTGGTCAATGTTTTCAACGTTTGTGGTTTGATCACAAGCGTTCATGAATTTTTCTTGATCACGAAACGGATTTGTCACGGGCTTCTCCTTCGGTGTGAAATGGACCCTGGTACGGGTAACGTTGAAGTGAAATCAACTTGGGGTTTTGAACTGCTTTCCAGTTCTTGTGTTGTTTGACTGCATACCAACCTGCGGCATACCAGGACTTGGACTTGGAGTCACGAGTAAACAACGGCAAACGGTGTTTGACGTCCCATAGTGGGTTGTAAACACGACCTGATACTTGGTAACCGTGTACATGATTAACTGCTGATTTTACCGGCCGGTTGGCTTTTTCAAATTCAATGTTGGCTGCACGACCCGCCATCTTGATAGTTTTGTATCGAACCACTTGATCTTGTATGCGAACAACAACACCATCATCTTGGGCTTCGACCTGTCCAATCTTGCGATCGTCTTTTTTGAGAATCCAAAATCTATTAGCTACTACTGGCAGTGCTTGAATCATCTAATACTCCTTGGTATGTTTTGTTGAGCCAGCGTCCAATTGTATCGGCGTGTTCGCTGAGCTTGATTAAATCGTATCGGCCACAGAACTTCATAAAGTGTGCGCCAACCATGCCAATGTCACGATGACTGATTTGTTCACGTATTACCGAATCCACTGTGTGTTTGATGTCGTCGGGTTGAGCAGTGAGATCAATCAATGTACGATTGCGTTCATAGTCGTCTATGACCTTGTGTTCGGCCTGATTGTGGTCCAACCAGCGTTGCAACATGAGATTGTTCCAGGCATAGCCTTTGCGGTCACGATCTTCAAAGGCTTCTGTGAGCCCCACTTGATTCTTGGTGCCTTTGACACGCACACCCGGATATGCAGAGAACACGTTGTCACCGGGATCACCGCGCATGCATTTCATGAACAATACCCACTTCTGATAGTCCACAGGAGTTTCAAAATCTGCGTTGGCCTTGCCCACCTTGATCTTGCTGTTGCTTTCAATGGTAAATGTCAATTTGCGACCTTTGTCGTCAAACACCCCGTTGGGTGTGAACAAGTGGTCGTTGATGCCATTGAATAATTGCACATTGGGCGCGACCAGTTGCACAAAATCAGAGTCACTGCTGACAATAACATGTTCATCTTGGGGGTGCAGGGCAATCCATCGAGCGATCAAATCATCAGCTTCAGCGGTGGCGCAACGGAGCACACTGCAATTTGTTTTAGTAGACAGATATTTAGTCAGCTCATCATAGGTTTCCCAAAACAATTTGTCCTCTTCTACTTCGGTTTCACTCATGGCCTGTCGAGCCACAGTGCGATTTTTCTTGTAGGGCTCATAGTGATCCTTGCGCCAGCTGCGCCCCTCTAGGCAGAACACCACGTGATCTGCACCAAATTTTCGGGCAACTTTGTTGGCACTCATCATGGTTAGATGTATAGCAAAGCCCAATTTGGTCCATGTGTCACTGGCCCTGTGTGCCTGGTGACGGGCACGAAAGAACATGTTACTGGTGTCGATCAACAGGTATTTCATTTAGTGGCTCAAGAATTTGGTTATCATTGATGTATTGTAACACATGTGTGGCCCAAAGTCTATGGCTTTTGGCATCAAAATGGTAACTTTGCGGGTTTGCATACGTGCCGCCATTGTTGAGCAACCAGTTGTGATATGATTTTTCTCGAATGTAAGGATCAATGTAATGT